GCATCCGCAATGTCTCCGGAAGTACACCCCGGATGGGCTTCAATGAATTTCTGAACTTCATTCAAAAGACTCATGATTACCCCCTGAATCCTGCCGGGATCTGGCTGTAGTCCACGTTGTCGTAACTGGCTTTGAAGTACGGGTCCTCGCGTCTGGCTGCAGATACCGCAGGAACTTCCCAGGATTCTTCGAAATGACGATCCGGACCAAAGAACGTGACAGCCTGTTTCACAAATTGTGTTCCGCTGTTAGCCATCGCAGATACCCAGCCCGCGTAGCGTTTCACACCTTCCAGCATGGTTTCGGGTTTTACCCCCTCATTCAAACGGGCTTTCCAGGCTTTGAAGGCTGCAGATTTTGAATTGCCACCAGCACGTTTGGGGTATGCCAGCCATGCCTGCTCAAACTCCGGAGAGTATTCCGGTCGGTTTGAACGAACTCGCACAGACTCATCAGCAGATGCACCAACAGCTATTGGTTCATTGACTGGTTCAAAAGAGTGACTGGTTCTGGGTGAATCTCCTGCACTACCCCCTGGTGCAACTCCTGCACTACCTGGTGAATTTGCTGCACCAGATAGTGAATTATTTGCACTACCCCCTAGTGAATCTCCTGCACCATCCAGATGAAGGAGATAGATATTACTTGAGTTACCTTTTTCACCTTTCCGGGTGACTTTTTTTACCAGCCCGGACTCACAAAGGGCCGCAATATGATTCATCACAGAACGTTTGCTAATCTCGCACTGGTCAGCAATATGCTGGTAGCTGGGCCAGCACTCACCCTGATCGCTGGCATTATCAGCCAGCTTGATCAGAACCAGTTTTCGTAATGGATTACCCACTCGAATTTTCATCGCTTTAACCATCAGCTCCATACTCATGCTGCACCTCCGAGATGCTTCATGTTTTTTCCGGAGCAAAAGGCTATAAGCGGCATACTGACGCGGTAATTACGGCCCAGCGGTTCACAAATCACCTTCTGACATTCACGGTCCACCAGGCTAACACGTAGAACATGCCCTGCAGGCGTGGTGTACCACTGACCCGGACGAGGACAACGGAAAGTATGATTGGTAAACCGTTTGAAAATATTCCGGATCATTTGCGCCCCCTTACCTCTGAAGGGTTCAGTGACAAATTTATGAGGCAGGCCAGTGCCGAAGCATCATTAATATAGTCATACAAGCTAACAGCCAGCGGGGATTCGGCTTTTGCCAACATAGGATAAAGCTGCTGCAGCCAGACCTGATGAATTGATGAAATGTAGGAACAGAGAACGCTGGCGTTATGTGCAACGTCGCTCGGTACAGCGGGCTTTGAAAGCTGTTTCTCCATCTGGTTAAAGGCATTGATGTATGCCTCTTTGAACTGGGCAGCACGTTTACCCGTGAACCCCATAGCAAGAAACGCAAAGCCGTCGCGGGTTATTTGATAGCAAGGTAGTTTGCGGCCTGTGCAATCGGTGTAATCACTCACCGAAAAATTGCGGGCAGTGAATGATGCGGAGCATTCAAGCGTGCGGATCTTTTTCAGTACATCGTCATGACGTTTGGAGAAGAAGTTGGCAACAGCCAGAGATGAAGTAACAGCCTGACCATCAACGATGGCAATTTCAGGTTGAGTGAGGGTTGGGATCGTAGCCATGATGGCAGCCTCTTTGGTGATTTTTAATAACTCACCACCAAGGCTTTCCACGACCTTATTGGTGGTGAGACGTACAGGGGTGGAAATACCGGTCACCAAAGAACCCGGCCCAACCGAAGTTGGCCCTGCACGCCCCACCATAATTTGGGCGTAATGCTGCTCATGACACAAAAAAACCGCAAGAGCGCGGTTGTGCGCTTTGGTGAATTCCGGGTTTCCACGCCCGGCACCCGTTTTATAAGGTGCCTGAACAGTGTAACGTCCCGGAATGGCAGAATCAATGTGCTGGTGGTCCTTCACACTCAACAAAATCACGCCTGAATTTCCACAAAGGACTAAAGCACTCATGCGGGTAGTCTTTGCGAAGATAGATAACGCGCTGTGTTTCTGGCTCCCAACGAATAACATGAACATAAAGTCCTCTTCCGTCACGAAACCAGCGGTTAAGTTCCTGCACAACTCGCCCCCCACAGTCAGGTAAAGTTCTCTGTGGTTACTTACAGCCAGGTGATTTGGTAATCTGCATTCATGCCGTAACAACAGGTGTGCAGCGACACTGACCACCAGCTGTTGCGACAAACGGTTATTTGCCGTTAAACTGTTCATGCGTTAGTTTCTCCACAGACACAAAACGCCACGACGCCCGGAGCTGCACACTCGCGGGCGTCACTCTTTTCTGGAGCGCAGAAAATTTTGTAGACCAGTGCCGCATGCTCCTGGAGCTTCGAAATTGACAGATACAATTCATCATTAATTGCTGTCTGCTCGTGTGGCTCCACTACCCCATCTTCGATTGCCGAACGAATCTGCTTTGAGTAACTCCCGATCTGTTCGATGACTTCCAGCAGGCGCTGGTTTATATCTGCGTTCTCTACTTCCTCAATTTCAGGAAGCGATACAAACACCCCACCAGCAGACTGTGCGACAGCATCCGCAATGTAGTGAGTGCCAGCAGCGCGCTGTAAAATCATTGCCCATCCCAGCGGGAAAATCTGATCGCCATCTGCACGAAGGCGGTTGAATAAAGCGTTCTCTGTTACATCCAGCCACTCAGCAGCTTCAGCGTACCCCCCCGGCAACGCCGCGATAGTTTTTCTGACAGCTTTCACGTACCACTCAGGCTGTTTTTCCACTTTCCAGTGATGCTTACCCACGGCTTACCTCCTGTTCCTGTGGTTTAAACCCATTCTGGTTTTGGCTAGATTGAAAACGTGCCGGATAAAGAATCTGCATTTCGCTGATTTCACCCTTAAAAAAATTGGCCAGACGTTCTGCAAGGTCGATAGATGGAATTTGTTCCAGTCTTTCAATACGACTCAGCGTCGCTGGATTGACCTGAACGCCCGCAGCAACATGCTGCAAAGTAAATCCGTGCGCTTTACGCACATTCCGTAATGGTGATTGCATATAACCTCCACATATTGCGTGATAAGCATATTATTTCACGCAACTATTTTGCGCAAGTTGATTTGCTTAACGCGCAATAAAGAAATGTAATAAACGCATGAACATAGGAAATCGAGTCAGACAACTTCGCCAGGCGAAGAACATGAAAATCGCCGATCTCGCTGAAGCAATAGGAGTGGATGCGGCGAATATCTCACGCCTGGAAACAGGTAAGCAGAAACAATTCACTGAACAAGCCCTGAGTAATATTGCCAGGAGCTTAGGTGTTGATATTGCTGATCTCTTTACCTCAGACTTCAAAAGTAATACTGTATGTAAAAACAGTATTAGTGAGGATGTTGCGCAGGTGAAGGATGTATTCCGTATTGAAATGCTGGATGTCAGTGCCAGTGCGGGAAATGGCCTTATCCAGGGCGGTGATGTCATTGATGTGATTCATGCCATTGAATACAGAACTGATAATGCTGTATCGATGTTTGGCGGACGACCAGCCAATCACATTAAAGTTATCAACGTTCGTGGGGACAGTATGTGTCCAACCATTGAGCCAGGAGATCTCATCTTCGTTGATGTCAGTATCAATCAGTTTGATGGAGATGGTATCTATGTATTTGGTTTTGATGATAAAATTTATGTCAAACGACTGCAAATGATACCTGACAAACTACTGGTGATTTCTGATAACCAGATTTACCGTGAATGGGGAATTACCAGCGAAAATGAACACCGGTTTATGGTCTTTGGAAAGGTCTTAATCAGCCAGTCACAAACCCTTAAGCGACACAATTAACCCTTACCTCCTCATCAATTAGCCACCCGAAGGTGGCTTTTCATTACCCATTAAATTGCATATCTCGCAACAAAACACTTGCACAACGCGCAATTTCATTTTATCTTTCTTTCCAGACCAACAAACAAGGTACTAACAAAATTTGGTTGTAACACGGCGTATGGCACATGCGTCGTTAGCGGTCTGGGGACGTTAAAGGGGACAATCCACTCCTTGCTAGGGCAAACAAACCAGGTAGCCGGAATGTGCAAGTCAATGATGATGCTGATAAGACGCCTAACCAGCGTGGCGATCCGGTTTGACGCCTGGGAAGAGACCAGGGTGCAACGATGAGGGCATTTATGGAGCCGCGACAAAGTGTGGTGCCGTAACTGGCTAAGTGCTCTCAGCGTTGTGGTCATCCGCGAAATGGCGCGGCGGTAAGTATGGCGGGGTTACTCTTTCCCCGTTGAGGACACCGGATTGTCAGGTTGACCATACGCCTGAGTGACAACCCCACCACAACAGCCACTGCTTTGGCGGTACCAGTTTGTACACTTGCTTCCGGCTGGTACCGCTCTTTTTACAAAACAGAGAAGAGCATCACCGGACGACGGGCTCATAACCCAATCCATCCGGGCGGCTGCCACCGCAGGTGTTCTTCTCTGTTTTGTGGAGAAACTAATCGGCCTTGCAGGGTCGATATGATGAGGAGCAACAAAATGGCTAGCGAACGCAGTACTGATGTGCAGGCATTTATCGGGGAGCTGGACGGCGGCGTATTTGAAACAAAAATCGGCGCAGTTCTCAGTGAAGTCGCTTCCGGTGTGATGAACACGAAAACCAAAGGTAAGGTCTCACTCAACCTGGAAATCGAACCATTTGATGAGAACCGTGTGAAAATCAAACACAAACTCTCATATGTTCGCCCGACTAACCGCGGGAAAATTTCCGAAGAAGACACCACCGAAACGCCGATGTATGTCAATCGCGGTGGTCGCCTGACTATTCTGCAGGAAGACCAGGGACAATTACTGACTCTTGCCGGTGAACCTGACGGAAAACTCCGCGCAGCAGGTCATTAATATCGTTTTTAATAAACTGATTATTTCTCTCATCACTGAATATTTTTATATAGTGAGGACTTATTATGTCTCAGAACTTAGACGCAACCGCAATTAATCAAATCCATGCCCTTATTTCTGCTCAGGGTGTTAATGAAATTATCAGTAAGATTGGTGCCGATGCTGTGGCATTGCCTGAGAATTTCCGCATTCATGATCTGGAAAAATTTAATTTAAATCGTTTCCGTTTCCGTGGTGCGCTTTCCACTGCCAGCATCGATGACTTTACTCGTTATTCTAAAGATCTTGCAGATGAAGGCACCCGCTGCTTTATCGATGCCGATAATATGCGTGCCGTCAGTGTGCTTAACCTGGGTACTATTGATGAGCCAGGTCACGCAGATAACACTGCCACTCTCAAACTGAAAAAGACAGCACCGTTCTCTGCTCTGTTGTCTGTTAACGGCGAGCGTAACTCCCAGAAGTCACTGGCAGAATGGATCGAAGACTGGGCCGACTACCTTGTGGGCTTTGATGCTAATGGTGATGCCATTCAGGCAACAAAAGCGGCTGCGGCAGTCCGTAAAATCACGATTGAAGCAAACCAGACCGCTGATTTTGAAGACAATGACTTCAGCGGCAAACGCTCCCTGATGGAGTCTGTCGAAGCGAAGACCAAAGATATTATGCCTGTGGCATTTGAATTTAAATGCGTTCCGTTTGAAGGCCTGAAAGAACGTCCGTTTAAATTACGCCTCAGCATTATCACTGGCGATCGTCCTGTACTGGTTCTGCGCATTATTCAGCTGGAAGCAGTGCAGGAAGAAATGGCTAACGAATTTCGTGATCTGCTTGTTGAGAAATTCAAGGACAGCAAAGTAGAAACCTTTATTGGTACTTTCACCGCCTGATTTCATTACTGCAAATGCCCCTGCGGGGGCATTTATGGAAACGTAATTGACTCAATAATCGCCGGATGGTGAGGGCTTCCTTTTACCAGAATTCAGCGCGGTGCAGCGCATATACGTGGAGAACAAAATGTCATTTATTAAAACTTTTTCCGGGAAGCATTTTTATTATGACAGGATAAATAAAGACGACATCGTTATTAACGATATCGCGGTTTCTCTTTCAAATATCTGTCGCTTTGCAGGACATCTTTCACATTTCTACAGCGTCGCCCAACATGCGGTGCTTTGCAGCCAACTGGTACCGCAGGAATTTGCTTTTGAAGCGTTAATGCATGATGCAACAGAAGCGTATTGCCAGGACATCCCGGCGCCACTGAAACGCCTTCTTCCTGACTATAAACGGATGGAAGAAAAAATAGACGCCGTAATCCGTGAGAAATACGGGTTACCCCCGGTTATGAGTACCCCCGTGAAATATGCCGATCTCATCATGCTGGCAACCGAACGCCGCGATCTCGGGCTTGATGATGGCTCTTTCTGGCCTGTGCTGGAAGGTATCCCGGCAACAGAGATGTTCAACGTGATTCCACTGGCTCCAGGCCATGCCTACGGGATGTTTATGGAACGCTTTAACGAATTATCGGAGTTACGCAAATGCGCATGAATGTTTTCGAAATGGAAGGGGTTCTTCGCGGGAAATGTGTACCGCGAGATCTGAAAGTGAATGAAACAAATGCTGAGTATCTGGTACGTAAATTCGATGCGCTTGAAGCTAAATGTGCGGCTCTGGAAAACAAAGTAATACCAGTGTCAGCTGAACTGCCGCCAGCAAATGAAAGTGTTCTGTTATTTGATGCTAATGGAGAAGGCTGGCTGATTGGCTGGCGTTCTCTCTGGTACACATGGGGGCAAAAAGAAACCGGAGAATGGCAGTGGACATTTCAGGTCGGGGACCTTGAAAACGTCAATATCACTCACTGGGCAGTAATGCCGAAAGCACCAGAGACTAAGAAATGAGCGTGATAAAAACTCATACAGGAATTGTTATCACCCGAGACGGTGAAAAGCGGATGAAATTACATTCCACTGAAACGTCCTGGGTTGCCGGACGTTGTGAATCCTACGACAAAAAGACTGGTTACCGTTGGGGTGCGCCAAACATGCGTCGCCGTCTGCTCCTGGACAGCATCAGGCCAATAAAACAGGTAGCAACCAGAGAACAAAATTAATTATCAGGACTGGAATTTGATATTACTGCCCGTGTGCAGCGGGCTAAGTGGAGAAACATATGCTGAACCTCGATTGCGTTCCTATCTCAACTTATTGCAAAGAAACTGGCGAAACTCCTGAAGCAATAAACAAACGTGTACAGCGCGGTGTTTGGCGTGAAGGTGTTCAGGTTTTAAAGGTTGAAGGCGTTAAGGAGAGGTGGATTGATCTTAGTGAGGTTGCAAAATGGGCCAGACAAAACTGCTCAAACTACCGCGCGGCGTAACAATCAGAAAACACCGTCAGGGAGAAACGATCAATATAACTTTCACCTACAAAGGAGTTAAATGTCGTGAGCCACTTTCCAATCTGGAAGTAACACCAAAGAACATTAAATACGCCGAGCGCACACTCGGCGAAATTCATAATAAGATCGAAAGGGGAACATTCATTTATGCGGAATATTTTCCCCGTTCTGCTCGTTTGAAAATTTTTGGTAATGCTGCTGCAGGCAAAACGGTAAAAATGTACCTGGACGAATACCTTGAAATCTGCGAAACGAGAAAACTTTCACCATCTACGATTGGTGGTTATAAAAAATGCCGTAGTGCGTTAGCCTCACTCCACATTTGCCCTGCAAGTGAATTAACACCAGCAATCCTGAAAGCGTGGATTCAAAGCCAGAAAACGACCTTAAAAACAATTCGCAACCAGTTATCTTTCCTGCGGTCAGCACTTGATGAAGCCGTAACCGATGGGGTACTTCAAATTAACCCCGTATCGTTGGTAACTGCTTCGCGCTACCAAAGTGATAAGTCAGAAGTAGAAAGCAGCTACGTGGTTGATCCGCTATCACCAACAGAAGTTGATGCATTACTAGCAGCAGCCGGAAACAAACAATGGGAGAATCTGTTCCGGTTCGCTATACATACAGGCCTGCGTAGTTCTGAATTATGTGCCCTTCGATGGCGTGATATCGACTTTGTTGGAAAAACTGCCCATGTCCAGAGCGCAAGTGTTGTCGGTGTTATCAAAGGGACAAAGACAAAAGCAGGTACTCGTAAAGTTGAACTGACAGAAGAGGCAATGTTGGCGCTGATAAATCAGAAGCCATTTACATTCATGAAGGATGCTACTGTCTTTGAAGACCCAAAGACCAATAAGCCTTGGGCAAGTGCTGATGCAATCAGGAAAAAAGCATGGGTGCCAACATTACGGAAAGCAGGTATTCGATACAGAAATCCATATCAAACTAGGCATACATTCGCCACCAGCCATATCAGCCGAGGAGCAAATCTGTTTTGGCTTGCAGCTCAAATGGGGCATAAAGGGCCGGAAATGCTTTTCAGGCATTATGGTTCGTATCTCGTAGACTATGATGGCAAGACAGCTTGTAAGGACCAAGTATCAAAAAATCCGGAGAACATGAAAATTGAGAAGTAAAACGCCCGATAGCACTAGCCCCCCTTCGCAAAACAGTAAAGCTTACAAGAATGTTAGCAGGATGATGAGGATAGTGTACAATGGTTTTAGTGTGCATTAAATGCAAAGATTTGACGTTTTTTGTCAAATTTGTGCTATAAAATCACTTTTAGTGGTTTTTAAGCTATGGGAAGTTAAAAGGGTATAAATTATGTTGATTGAGTTTACAGTACAAAACTATAAATCTATTTCAGAGAAACAAACACTGAGTTTAGTTGCATCAAAACTTAACGATTTGCCTAATAATCTGTTCAGTATTGATGAACCTAAATCTCTTGAATTGCTTAAAAGTGCTGTGATTTATGGCCCTAATGCTGCCGGAAAATCAAACATTATTAACGCTATTACAACTATGGCTGAACTTATTGTCCGGTCTGCTACAGGTTATAAAAGTGGTGATAAACTTGATATCACGCCTTTTAGACTAGACTCAAAGAAGATTAATCAACCATCTGAATTTGAAATTAACTTTATTTCCGAAGGCATCAGATACCAGTATGGTTTTTCTGCAACAGAAGATTTTATTCACGACGAATGGTTATTTGCATTCCCCAAAGGCAGACCACAAAAATGGTTTTTACGTCTATGGGATGAAGAAAAACAAACCCATGAATGGGAGTTGGGGCCATCGTTGACAGGAGAAAAACAAACATGGTTGAAATCAACTAGGCCTAATGCGCTCTTTCTTTCTACAGCGGTACAATTAAACAGTGTACAACTAAAACCTGTATACGATTGGTTTTATTACAAAGTTAAATTTACTGAATTAACAGGTTGGGATAGTGATTACAGTGCAAAGCAATGCTTAAATGATAAGAAAGATGAGATTCTCAATTTTTTAAAAGCTGCCGATGTAGGTATTGATGACATTCATGTAACAAAAGAAAAATTCAATCCCAATGCTCTTCCTGATGATATGCCTGCAGCCATCAAGGAACTAGTGATTAAGAATATGCAAGGCAAGGAAGAATATGTCATTAAAACACTTCATAATAATGAGGATGGAGAGCCAATTCCATTCGATTTAAAAGATGAATCGCATGGAACTAGAAAAATCTTTAGTTTCGCGGGTCCCTTATCACATTCACTCGAGACAGGAAACATCCTGTTTATTGATGAATTAAATGATAACTTACACCCCAAATTAGTTGAGTTTATTGTAGGTTTATTTCACGATAAAAATATCAATAAGAATGGTGCCCAGTTAATCTTTACAACTCATGAGACGTCTATTTTAAATCAAGATGTTTTCAGACGAGATCAGATTTGGTTTGTAGAAAAAGACAATTCAAAGCAAACAAATCTTTTCCCACTTACGGATTTTAGTCCAAGAAAAGGAAGGGAGAATTTAGAAGCTTCTTATCTTGACGGTAGATATGGGGCTTTACCACTCATTGGGAAATGGGAGAGATATTAATGGGAAGCGAAGATCTGTTCAAAAAAAGAAAGGCTCGGCGTAATAATGAATTCAAACGAGTTAGTAAAGCACGAGCTCAAATGAAGAAAATTCTTATCGTCTGTGAGGGAGAGAAGACTGAGCCCGCATATTTTACAGATTTTATAAAACATTGCCGTATAAGCACGGCAAGCATAGTTGAGATTTCTGGAGAGTGCGGCTCAAGCCCTATGAATGTGGTATCTTGGGCAAAAGAAAAATATAATACGGAAAAAAAAAGGAGCGACCCTTATGATAAGGTTTATTGTGTCTTTGATAGAGACGCTCACCCTAACTATGATGAAGCTCTTAGCAGGATTAATTCCTTAAATCCAAAAGGGATTTTTGTTGCTATAACTTCCATACCATGTTTCGAGTACTGGCTGATACTACATTTTGGATACCCCCGAAAATCATTTTCACCTCAGAAAGGCAAAAGTGAAGGCGCACAAATGCTAGCTGAGTTAAAAAAATACATGCCAGATTATGAGAAAAAGGCATCAGGTGTATTTAATAAATTGCAAGATCGGCTCGATACGGCATTAATCAATGCTAAAAGAGTCGAAGATGCCGCCAAAAAAGACGGTTCGATAAATCCTTCAACTAAAGTTGGCGCTTTGATTACAGATCTAATTAACATTCGTGATGACTTTGAAAATGAGAAGTAAAAATAACATGTCATGATGTAGCGACGGCAGCATGTTTAAGTTCAAATGGCAAAGTGTACGCGAAGTATACGCGGATCAAAAACAATAGAAAAAACGTATATTTTACAAAAGATTATATAAATTTTGACGCGGGTTCAACTCCCGCCAGCTCCACCAATTTTTGATATATTGAAGTTCAGTGAAGTCTATCAAGCCCGCATGGAACCAGCCTTGCGGGCTTTTTTACGTCTATAGTAGTCTACCGAGAATTGCTAGAATCTACTCGTTATGGCACCCTTTTTGGGACCCAACACAAAGGGTCCAAAACATGAGGGTCCCAAACATGGCAAAAATCGCTAAGAAGCTCACTGACACTGAAATCAAAAGCACCAAACCTGCCGAGAAAGAGGTTAACCTTTTTGACGGCGATGGTTTGCTCCTGCGAATCGCCCCCTTAGCGAAGGGAGGAAAGAAAAATTGGTATTTCAGATATGCAGTGCCTGTGACCAAAAAGCGAACTAAGGTGAGCTTAGGAACCTATCCTCACCTTACACTTGCGAAGGCACGAGCTTTACGTGATGAGTACTTGTCGTTGCTTGCAAATGGTATAGACCCACAAGTTCATAACACCCACAAAGCCAATGCCCTTAAGGATGCAACGGAACATACATTTCAAGCAGTAGCCAAGAAGTGGCTTGATGAGAAAGTCAAAACGTCAGGCATCTCCCAGGATCATGCTAACGACATCTGGCGAAGCCTAGAGAGAAATATCTTTCCAACGTTGGGTGATACCCCCATTAAGGAGATTCGCCCTAAAATGCTTAAACAGCATTTAGACCCCATAGAAAAACGAGGTGTCCTTGAAACACTTCGCCGCGTCATATCCCGCCTGAATGAAATTTTCCGCTATGCAGCAACAGAAGAACTCATAGAATTCAATCCGGCTGACAACCTGGGGCAACGGTTCAGCAAGCCAAAAAAACAGAATATGCCAGCATTACCCCCTTCCGAACTCCCCCGCTTCCTGGTTGCTCTAAACAATGCTTCTATCCGTTTAGAAACAAGGCTACTGATTGAGTGGCAACTTCTCACATGGGTTCGCCCTGGTGAAGCTGTTCGCACAAGATGGTCAGATATTGATATAGAAACCAGCATGTGGAACATCCCGGCGGAGTTTATGAAAATGAAGAAGCCTCACAAAGTTCCACTGAGCAAAGAATCTTTGCGAGTCTTGGATTCAATGAAAGCCATCAGCGGGCATAGAGAGTGGGTTTTTCCCAGTATCAAAGCTCCACTCAATCACATGCATGAACAAACAGCTAATGCGGCTATAATCCGTATGGGCTTCGGAGGTGAGCTTGTAGCTCATGGTATGCGATCAATCGCTAGAACGGCGGCTGAGGAGTGTGGCAAGTTTAGAACTGATGTCTTAGAAGCCGCCCTTGCCCACTCGAAAAAAGATGAAATAATTGCAGCCTACAATCGTGCAGAGTATCTCACAGAACGTGTGGTTCTCATGCAATGGTGGAGTGACTATGTTTCGTCTCAAAAATACAAAGTTATTGCCGCATAACTCTTCCATGATGGGTTAACTATCTTGATTTATTTGAAGAATTAATGATCACACCATTAACCTATGTGGACTAAGCATAGCCATTTACAAATGGGTACCTTGAGGCCACATAACGAAAGCTGTCGGTCATATCAGCTAAATAATTCACATCTCTTCTCGATTATCATACACCTCGAAGAACTACCAAATTCGCTCTAATCAATGATAAAACAGTTGAATTCGGTTAAAATTTGATCAATTTTATCCTCTACATTGTATTGAATCATCCATGAGGTTTTGTGCATGGCTAGCGGAAATGAAAAAAATCATAGAGTTAGGGTCGCACAGTACTTGAGGATGTCTACCGACCATCAGCAATATTCTTTACATAATCAGTCTGAATATATCAAAGATTATGCTGAAAAGAACAATATGGAAATCGCTTATACCTACGATGATGCAGGTAAGAGCGGAGTCAGTATCGTAGGCAGGCATTCTTTGCAGCAGTTACTTAGCGATGTAGAACAAAAGAAAATAGATATACAGGCTGTATTATTTTATGATGTGAGCCGTTTTGGTCGTTTTCAAAATAGTGATGAAGCTGCATATTATTCCTTTCTATTTGAAAGAAATGGTGTAGATCTTATATATTGTTCCGAACCTATACCCACTAAAGATTTCCCTTTAGAGTCCTCTGTTATACTGAATATAAAAAGATCAAGTGCTGCATATCACAGCAGGAATCTATCTGAAAAGGTATTTATAGGGCAAGTAAATTTAATAAAGCTTGGTTATCATCAAGGCGGTATGGCTGGTTATGGGCTGAGACGTCTTTTAGTAGACGAAAATGGCATAGCTAAAGAAATATTGAATTTCCGCAAAAGAAAGAGTATTCAAACAGATAGGGTAATATTAATTCCGGGACCAAAAAATGAAATAAAAATTGTAAATAGAATCTATGATCTCTTTATAGATAGTAACGTCCCAGAATTCATTATTGCTGAGAGATTAAATGAACAGAGCATACCTGCAGAAAATGGAACATCATGGACTCGTGCAAAAATACATCAAATTTTGACAAATGAAAAATATATTGGAAACAACATATATAACAAAACCTCATCTAAACTAAAAAGTAGGCTTGTAAAAAACCCCAAACATGAATGGATTAGATGTGACAAGGCATATAAACCAATTATTTCAAAGAAAAAATATAATAAAGCTCAAGAAATAATTCAGCTCCGATCCATTCATTTGACTAATGAAGATCTATTAGAAAAGCTAAAAGAAAAATTAGAATCTAATGGAAAACTATCAGGCTTTATCATTGATGAAGATGATACAGGCCCTTCATCTTCTGTTTATAGAACCCGATTTGGTGGTCTTTTAAGAGCATATACTTTGATTGGTTATAAGCCAGAACATGATTACAGCTATCTCCAAATAAATGAAGCACTAAGATCATTTTACTCAGAGATAATTGAGGATTTTAAGGGCGAAATATTAAAAAGTAACTGTCATATAGACGAGTATAAATATTACCCAATGCTTTACATCAATGATGAGTTTTTAATTTCCGTCCTTGTTACTAAATGCATACATATGAAATCAGGTAAACTTAGATGGAAAGTCCGGTTTGATAACTCACAGAAAGCAGACATAACAATTGTTATACGAATGAATTCACAAAATATTTCACCTCTTGATTTTTATATCATACCAAAGATTGAAAACGAATATAGTAAAATGTGTATGATGGAAACAAACAACATTCGGTTAGATCTCTATAGATTTGATAATCTTGATAAATTTCTACAAATTATTACTCGCATGAAAGTGAGGGAACTATATGCTGCCTGAAAAAAATGAATTCCCAATAATTCAAATTGAGATTGCAAAAATAAAATTTCTTAACCCACGAACAAGAAATAAGGTAGTGCATGAAGAAATAAAGGAAAGCATAAAAAAAAGAGGATTAAGCAAGCCTATAAGCGTAAGAACTATTGATGAAGACGATTTCAAATATGCTTTAATTTGTGGTCAAGGGAGAATAGAGGCTCTTGTTGCATTAGGTGAAACTATTATTCCAGCAATTATAAGAGATGTATCAGAAGAAGATGCTTACGTTATGAGTTTAGTTGAAAACATTGCAAGGAGAAGACCACGTTCTAATGAGTTATTACAGGTGATTAAAGACATGAAAATCAGAGGACTTTCAGACTCCGAAATAAGTGAGATTACTGGATATTCATCGAACTGGGTGAGCAGTATTAATATGCTTCTTGATAAGGGAGAGCATAAACTTCTCTCAGCAGTCGAACGGGGTAATTTGCCTCTGTATCTCGCAGTGCAATTTGCAAGATGTGAAACTGAGGAAGCACAAGATATTCTTACCGAAGCATATGATAAAAAATTAATAAAAAGTCGGGACATTATAAAGATAAAATACATTCTAAATCAAAGAACAGTTGGGAATAAAGGTGCAAAAGCAGCCGGATTTTATTATCACAAACCATCAAAAAGGATGACTGCAGAGGAGTTGATTGAGCTTTATGAAAATAGTATCGCTGAACATAAATCTGTTTATAACAACTCGAAATTTATAAAAACCAATCTACTAATAATAAATGAGATTTTTAACATCATAATGATGAATAAAAGCTTTCAAAATATACTTGAACAAGAGAATCTTTCAGAACTACCATCTCAGATATTAAACCCAGTAAACAAAGAGGTATCAAAATGATTCAGATACGTTTTGGCAAAAATTTTATTTACCTGGAAACTAATAAGTTAATTCCATCTAAGGAATTATTAGAAAACGTAAAGCGAAGCCATAAATATCATCAAATAGTTACCTCTATCGAAAGCTTGGGTATTATTGAACCAATAATAGTATTCTATGACAAAGATAAAGATGTCACTAAGATACTTGATGGCCATTTAAGGGTTGAGGCTTTAAAAGACTTAGATATAGAAAAAGCTCCATGTATACTTTCGAGCATAGATGATGCTTTCACTCCTAACAAACAAGTGAATCATATAAATGTAGTTGAAGAACATAGAATGATAATTAAGTCTCTGGCAAAAGTATCAATTGAAAAACTTAGTGCTGCTTTGGGCATATCTGTTGATGCCATAAAAGATAAAGCTAATGTGATGAACGGCATAGATCCAAGTGTAATTGCGAAACTTTCTGATAAACCTATACCTAAGGCTACATTTGACGTTTTGAGGAAAATGAAGCCAATTCGTCAAATTGAAGCAGTCGGTACAATGATTAATTTTGATAATTATAGTAAAAAATTTGCAATGAGCATCTTGGATGCAACACCGTCATCGATGATAGTAAATAAAGGGAAAAACACTCCCTATAAAAAGGACATAAAAAAAACCATACTTCGTCTGGAACAAGAAATGGCAACAACTTCGGAAGAAACGAAAAAACTTCAAACCGAGTATGGTTCAGATATGTTGAAATTCGTTATAATCCAGTCATATATTAATAAATTACTTGGCAACTCTAAAGTTCTTCATTGGTTCTTAGAAAACGAGGTTGATTATCTTAATGAGTTAAAAAGAATTTCTAGAATAAATTCTTTGGATGATAAGACTCTTACTGAAAACAGCCAGTCATAGTCATGGTTTTATATAGCCTAAATAAACCAAGAAGTATACTTACACAACGACCTTCACGCCGAAGAAGCTGTCAGATACGCCAGCAACCAAAGCATTGCGTTTAAGAGTCAGTCATTGATACGAAGGGATAACTGATCCTACCCACGTAATATGGACACAGGCCTAAGCGAGGTTCTGGTTTTCAAATTGTTCCGGACTGAGGCCGCCAC